TAAGATGGGTGCGAGGTGATGTATGCCGCTTTTGACAGTGACTCTGGGTACGGGTGCTACGCGGTTCACGAGCAATCCCTGGCGGGCTATGGGGATGAAGGCGTGGCAGGGAGCGAGCCCTTCCTTCATTGGGGATTCTTCGGCTGTGACGACATCGACGGGTATTCCGGTTCCTGTTGCTTCGACGACAGTTCCGCCTCTTGATGTGAGCGGGTTTACCAGCGGGGCGATCAACCTGAACCAGTGGTACGCCATCGGGACTAGCGGGGATGTGGTGCATATTCAGTACACAGCTGAGGAATAATGGCCAAACGTGCCGCGCCACCGGTTCCCGATATTTTGGATGGCTACGTTCCCGGCGACCCGTCCACTCTCGATGCGGTCGAGGTCCGGGTTCGGGAATCGATGAAGTTGGCGTTCCTCCAGATGACGCCGACACTCGAACAATTCATCCGGCTCAAGAATAACCGCGGTAAAACTCCGAGAACAAGATTGTTTGAGGCTGGCAATCAGAGCCGCAAGACCACCGGCGGGGTGGCGGAAGACATCGCCCATATGTTCGGTTTCCGCCCGTGGCTCGATAAAAATGACCCGGATTATAGAATTCCTATTCGAGTTCCCAATCAGGGAATCGTTGGCTGCGAGGTTGCCGGACAGGTGCTCGCGCAGAACATCGAGCCAAAGTTCCTTGAGTTGATCCCTAAATATTGCGGACTGGATATTACTAGATACTCAGATGGGTCGATCAAAAGTCTGTACGTAGCCAACGACTTCAACGGAAACCCCTGCGGATCGACAGCACATTTTCGCTCCTACGTGCAGCCGGCCGAAAGCTTTGAGGGAATTGTTTCCGATTGGATTCACTGGGATGAGCCTCCTCCGCAAGCCATCCTGAACGCCGCCGAACGCGGGAAGATGAAGACCAACGCTCCTTCATGGCTGACCATGACCCCTCTGAAGGAGCCGTACATCTACGACCTGTTCTCTCTGCATGCGTTCAATGCCGGAGGCGACGATCAGGAAATTGCGATTTTCAGGTGTTCGACCTGGGAGAATTGCCAGGATTGGTGCCGGGACTGCGACATTACTATTTCAGAGAATGACGCCGATCGATTGGCGCCGGGGCAGGACAGGCCCGTAGATCACTGCCCCGGCTGCGGTAAGATAATGGGCTTCATGCCGCGGGCTGGCATCGAGAACTATCTCAAGAAAATCACCGATCCAGACGAGAGAGAAGCCCGCGAAGAGGGCAAGTGGAAGCACCTTTCTGGACTGGTGTACAAAGAACTGGACCGCGCAACGCATATTTATCCAGATTTTGAAATTCCGAAGGACTGGATGCGGATTGAAGCGGTGGACCCTGCGGATTCTAAACCTACCCGGTGGCTCTTCGGGGCCGTAAGTCCAGAAGATATCGAAGTCAACGGAAAGCGAGCCAATAGGATTTACTGGTATGCCTACCTGCTTTTCTCAGGAAGTATTCACGCGACCGCAAGAGCGGTCAAGGTCAAGAGAGCGGAGCATAATTACCAGGAAGCGGCGATGGTGGTTCTTGACCAAAAGTTCGGATCGAAGACCATCAAAAGCGCCGAAGACATGACTTCCTGGGAAGAGGAACTGGAGAAGGCGGGAATCCGCAATATCGTGCTGTCGCATTCGGCTCCGGGAGATGTTTCGCTCGGGCACAAGCGGGTGAAAGAGTACTTGAATCCTCACTATTCATCGGTGCGGGACAAGAGTTTTCCCGGCATGATGTTCGCCGCTGAAGGCTGTAAAGGCCAGCGCGGGCCGATTCAGGACATGTTTAATTATCAGTGGGATGTGAAAAACCCCGAAAAACCGGAAGAGAAGTATAAGGATTTCTGCGACTGCGTGCGTTACGCCGCGCTCGAGCAGCCGGTGTACAAAAGACCTGAACCGGAGATGGACCAGTGGCTTGCGCGCATAATCCTCGAAAAAGAAAACAGCCCAAAAGAAGAGAACGCGCTGTATCATAGTTTGCAGATTCGCTGAAAGCAGGGTAGTTCAATCGCGCCGATTATTCCATTTATCCCGTTAATTCTGGGCGGCATCGGCGCCGCGACAGCCGGGATCGCTTTAGCGGACCAGCCATCCGCTCCTGCCGCGCCAACGCAGGCCCAAACCAATACACAGCAGGCGCAGGCCGCAGAAACGGCAGCGCAGGCCCAGGCCGCGGCGCTTACGTCCCGCAGGGGTATGGCGGCAACGGTGTTGACGTCACCAACGGGGGCCGGTCCCGCAACCACACAGAAAAGTACCTTGGGAGCGTAAGTGGCCTATCCCATCACCACCGCCCGCGACTACGCAACCTCCAAGGGACAAGACCCTTCAAAATTAGGCAAGCGGGAGAATGACCAGAAAGCTGACGATGCGCTTAAGTATTTGCTCGTCCTCGCGGAACAACGTATTTTCTGGGAGCCGATGATCGACAACATCATCGCTTTCGTCAATCATGGACGTCGCTTCATCTCGGACACCGATCGCTGGGATGGACAGCAGACCGGCCAGTACGTCTATGACGACACGGCTATGCTGGCTAGGAACCTGCTCGTCGATGGAATGGTGGGGTATCTCTGCTCAAGAAATCAGCCGTGGTTCGCTCTTGAATTACCGGGTAAGTTCAATTTCCCTCGTACCTCGAGAATGCGCTCCTGGGCGGGGCAGAGAATCGATTCTTATCCTCAGGTCCAGAAGTGGCTACAGGACTCGCAGGAGGTTATGTATTCGGCGTTTAACAGGTCGAACTTCTACGATCAGAATACCGAGTTCATCTCAGATGGTTCGACTTGCGGGACCGGGTACTTTCTCGTCGAGGAAGACATTCAAAATGCAAGAATCGTTTTCACGGTTCCCCATTTCCGTGAGTGTTACATCGCCGAAAACCAGTTCGGGCAGGTGGACACGGTATACCGCGTTTACAAAATGACCCTGCGGCAGATAGCTCAAAAGTTCGGCTGGGACGAGATGGTCAAGGTCGAACTTCCGGGAAAATTCAAGCGTGACTACGAATCGAACATGTACGCCGAGCGCGACGTTCTCCATGCAATTTATCCCAGAGAGGACTACCAGCCGTGGCGGATGGATGCCAAGGGAAAGAAGTGGGCCTCCGACTGGGTCTATTGCCGGGGCGGGAAGATACTGGTTCCCGGACGAACCAACAAAGGCCCAGAGCTCGCCGAAGCGAAGAACACCATCGTCAAGGAAGGCGGGTATGACTCCATGCCCGTCATCGCCTGGCGCTGGAGAAAGAATTCAGACGAGGTGTACGGAAGAGGTCCGGCGCATGACGCCTTTGTTTCCATCGCCAAAATAAATCAAATGGCGCGCACCAACCTGGTAACTGCTCAGCGGGCAGCAGAACCGCCTCTGGCGGCTTATACCGATCAGCGCGGAGCGATTCAGCGAGGGCCGAACGGGATTACGTATCTCGAGTCCAATCGAGGAGACTTAAGAACGCGCATGCCTCAGCCCCTTTACACGGGAACGCAAAGTCTTCCATTTCAGATCGAGTACGAGGATCGGGTAGCCAAGGTCATCAACCAGTACTTTCATACCGATGTATTTATGATGATGTCGAGCCTTGCCCAACAGAGTAATCAGTCGCGTATGGTGACTGAGCAGGTGATGGAACTTCAGGGGGAAAAGGCTGCAATTTTGGGAACTAGAGTAGGGAATCTGCAATCGGAAGCCTTTGATCCTCTTATCAGTAGAGTCTTCGCAATCGAGGCCGAAGCCGGCAGAATACCCATGCCTCCCGATATTTTGCTTGAGTCTATTCATGGGCCAGTCGAAGTTCAGTATCTCGGACCCCTAGCTCAGGCTCAGACCCGGCTTACGAAAGTCCGATCCATTCAGTCAGGTATTCAGCTCGCTACTTCAATTGCCCAGATCAACCCGACTGCAATAGACGCCGTTGACTACGACCAGACGACCAAAGAGGCTTTGGATGCAGTTTCATTCCCGGCTTCCTGTATCCGCGATCCCAAGATTGTGATGGCGATCCGTCAGGCGAGAAATAAGCAGCAGGCGCAGTTGCAAAATGCAGAAGTAATTCCCAAGATGGCGAAGGCCGCAGCGGCGTTATCGAAGGCGCCAGAGTCGGGGAGTGTTTTGAAGACGCTCCTCGGTGGGGAAGACAATGGCGGAAGCTAAAACGCCGGATCAGATCGCCCGCGAGATGCAGCAGCGGTACCGAAATGTCTTCGGCACGGTAGAGGGGAAAATCGTTCTTGCAGATATTTTGTTTACTCTCGGCCATTTCGGGACTATGATTGACCCGAAAGATTCCGTAGCCATGACTGAGTTGCAGTTTGCAATCAACATCGCGCGGACAGCACAGGCATTTGGACCACTTTATCAACACCTCGGTATAGCCGAAGGAAAGGAAAACTGAGATGGCGGCTCCTACAGCTCCCGACTTTGACAATATTCGCTTTGGAGGCCCAGACGGTCTTCGCATGCCGCTTGAATTAGGGAAAGCGTCTTTGATCGCCAGCAAGGAAGTGGACCTCGTATTCACGAGTCTGTCCAGCCCGGTTCTGCTGACCCCTCAGCAACTCGGCAACTATTTCACTTTTGCCAGCGCTTCTGGAGCGTTTACCGTGTCTTTCCCCTACGGATCGGCGAGCAAGTTGTTTCTTGTCGCCAATCATTCCGGGCAAACCATTACCGTCAATATCGCAGCCGGTCCAGGTGGTTCACCGGCGGCAAGTACCGGTGTTGCGGTCTCTACTGCCTTCCGCCAATTGCTTTGCATCGATCACGCGCTCGGTGACGTCAGGCCGGCTGCCGCGGCGATTGCGTACTAAACTTCTTGACTTTGAACGCGGTAAGTTCAATACTCTGAGACGAGGAAACACGTAAATGCCTGAAGTGCTTGATCCGCCAGTGGAATCTCTAGGATGGCGTGCCGGTCTTAGCGACGACCTCAAACAGAACGATGCTTTCAAAGACTTCAAGACAGTCAGCGATTTCGGAAAGAACTATCTTGAAGTGAAATCGAAAGCTACCGAACTGGAGGGGAAGCTGAAAGACTATGTGCCCA